TGTTGCTAGAGACATGGCGAAACTTGCTGCTGGACAAGAGGGTCTGGACGCTAATATGAGAGCAGACTTTGAGCAGATGGGTTCAGCCTTTGATGATAATGGTCAATTGATACAAAGCAGCATCGATGCTCAGGGAAATACCATCACTCGCGCTATGGATCAACAAGGGCATATGCTCCTTAAGAAATTTAATGTGCAAGGACAAGAGACTGGCTCTAGCCTGATTAATATTGGTCAGAGGTTACAGCAGCTTCAAGGCAAACCTAATGCTGGTAATACTGGAATGGGAACACTAACTCCACAGGCTCAAGTCGGTGGCTTTGCTTCATCTCCTTACCAACAAACTGCCAGTCTAGGACTTGCAAATCAAATTAAACCTACTGCGGAAAGACCACCCAATCCTTTTCTGAACCTTATCCCACAAACAAGACCTGATCCAGATTTTTTAAATAGATGAAAATAAGGTATCGATATGCACCCACATAAAGTGTCTACAGACTGCATTGAACTAGTTAAGAAGTTCGAGGGTCTACATAAACTAAAGGATGATGGCTTAGTCCATTCGTATAGATGCCCAGCCGGAAAGTGGACGCTGGGTTACGGAGCCACTAAAGGTATCCGCTCTGGTATGAACTGTACCGTAGCAGAGGCTGAACAGCGGCTAATCCATGATCTAGACGAACACGGTAAAATCGTTAAGCGTCTGGTAAACGTACCATTGTCTCAAGGACAGTATGATGCGTTAGTATCGTTTGTATTCAACTTAGGCGGTGGTGCGTTCAAGTCATCAACTTTGCTGAAGCGCCTGAACTCTGGAAATTATGACGATTGCCCTGAGCAGATTATGAGGTGGAACAAGGCCAGAGTAGACGGTAAGCTAACTCCCCTACGAGGCTTAACTCGCCGCCGTGCTGCCGAAGCAGCTATCTTCTCCAGAGACGCACAGTTGCCCTCTGATGAGGGTGGACCAGAGATGCCCCAGAAGCCTACCGCAGAAGCACCTAAGCCTCTCACGAAGTCTAAGACGATGGCTGGTGTAGGTATTGCTGGTGCAGCCACAGGGCTTAATGAGGTAGCCGGACAGTTACAGGGTCTTGTAGCCTACGCTGATGGCCTCAAGACTATCTTCTTGCTTTGTGCAGTCGGCGGTATCGCTCTAGCAGCATACGCTAGGTACAAGGACAATAAGGAAGGCATCCACTAGTGTTCATCTTTGGTAAAATAAAGAGTTACATTATTGGTGCATTAGCACTGGCCTTACCCATACTCTATGTCATGGGTCAGGTCACAGGACGGGCCAAGGAAAAGAATAAAGTCCTCAAGGACGATCTTCAGGCCCAGAAGAAAAATACCGATTTTTACAAGGCAATGGCAGAGCATGAAGACGATAGCCTTAATGACCGCAAGTCTCTTACTGAGCGGCTGCGCGGGAACGGTCTATAGAACCAATCTGGAAGTCTACTGCCCACCTATGGAGCAGTACTCTGAGGATTGGAATAAAGGACTTGCTACAGAGATTGAGAGCCTAGATGAAGGCTACTTCGCTATTCCAGTGGCTATAGCAGATTACGCCAAGCTACGGGATCGTATCCGTGCGTGTGAAAAAGAGAAGGATAATTTATAATGGGCTTCTGGTCGGATACATTTGGCGGCGGTAACAGCTTCTCAGAAAGTGTGGCAAATACTTTTACACCTAACGATGGTGCATCTTACGTTGGTGGTCAGCTTGTAGACGATGCGACTGGCGCATCTATATCTCCCGGTGGAACAACATCCACAGGCAATACTATTGCTGGAACTATGAACTCTTCTAGCAACGATAATAATAACAGCGGTTCAGGTTCAAATCCTTCTTCTAATGCTAACGCCGAAAGCACTACAGTAAAAGGCCAAGCTCCTACTGGATTTGCTAATATGATTGGCATGGGTGCTGGTGTAGGCATTGTTGGTAAATTAGCTGGATGGGCTAACGGATTAGATAAAGACGCTGACCTTACTAGAGAAGTGGACGGATTTAAGGCAGGAGTCTTTGATGGAAGACAGGTATACGTCAGTGAAGGGGGTATGCAGTACTCGTACAACTTCCTTGGATTGCCTTATGAAGTAAAAGTAGAAGGCGATAAGGTTATTGACGCGCTGTCAATTAAAGACCCAGAAACGGGTCAAACTGGCTATGAGCGGATGGCTCAAGAGCAGCGGGATCAGGGTAATGATGACGGTGCAGATGCTATCATGCAACAGGCTGCTGACAATGCCAGTGACGGGTCTGAAGAGTTAGACATTACCCCTGAAGAATTAGCTGAACGCATACTTAAATTTGTGGAGCTATCAGGTAAGAACGCTACGGCTGAAGAGAAAGCGGCTATTGCTGCTGATCCTATGAAGTATCTTACAGACCGTAATCTTAAGATAGAGGACATTGCCCCTACTCTGGATGTTAATACTGACGGTGCAACTCTAGATGACATGGAAGATATGGAAGACATTGATGTCAATGTCACCACTGTTGATTCCACTGCTACCGTTGATCCTGTAACAGGCAAACCCGTAGAGACATACACCCCCGAAGAAAATGTTATTACAGATGACATGAATGTGAATGCTGCTACTGGTGAAATACGGGATGAGAACCTAGTAGATACTTCTGATTACTTAATCGACATTGAAGCTGCTGCAAATGGTCAAGGCGTCTTAGGTAACGCCCTTAATGACTTTGCTACCCAAAACATTTCCACAGTAATCGACACCAGTACCCCAGACGGTAAGCTACTGGCACAGGCACTGGGTGAAGGTAATTACACCGACTCCAAGGCCACAGTATTAGGTCAGGCTAAACTGATTGCTGCTGAGTTTAAGGACAGCAACGGTAACGCTCGTATCCCTGCATGGGCGCAAGGCGTAGCGAGAGACGTATCTAAGAGTATTTCCTTTGGCGGTATGTCCGGCACTGCTGCTACAGAGGCAATGGCAAATGCCATTATGGAATCTACTCTGGGCATAGCCGATAAAGATGCAAAATTCTTTCAAACTATTACCATAGCGAACTTGGATAACCGACAAGAAGCTATTATAAACAAGGCTAAGACCTTGGCTACATTTGCCACTGCCAACCTTAAGGCAAATGAAGTTGCTGCGGTACAGAATGCCAAAGCCTTTCTTGAGATGGACCTTAGCAATCTGACCAATGAACAACAGGCAGAGGTAATCAATAAACAGGCTCAAGTAGATGCCCTCTTTAAGAATACTGAAGCAATCAACGCCGCTAAGTTATTTACCGCCACAGAACGAAATGATGCAGCACAGTTCTATGATGAACTAAACGCTACCATTGCCCGTGATAATGCAAATCAAATTAACACGTTGGCTAAGTTCAATGCTGGTGAATTAAACGACAACGCAGAATACGTTGCTGAGATGAAAAACAACAGACAACAGTTTGTTAAAAAACAACAATACTTCATCGATAAGTATAATGCCGACTGGCGACAGACAGTAGCTACCACTAATAATCAAATGTCCTTTGACGCAGCGAGTGCAGATATCAAGAATGCTCTAGGCATATCACAGGAAGCCCAGAACGCTATCTGGGATGATGCTGACAGTATCTTGGACTATATCTTCAAGGCTTCAGAGAGTGACTTACAGCGTGAGGCATTACTGCTTCAGGCACAAATACAGGCACAGTCAGGTAAGACTTCTAGTGGCAACAGCTTCTTACAGGGCTTGTTGCAGATTGGTGGAGCCGTACTTGGAGCAGGAGATAAACCTTGGTGGCTAGGGTAGGAGAATAATATGCAATTTCAGGACGCAGTTAAAAAATCCATTGAGATGTTTTTAGATGGTAAGATGCCTGAGAAAACAGCCGCCTTAGCGGAGAGTGGTCAGTTAATGTTTACGTTGGATTACTTTGATCTTCTGGAAGAGGAAGTGATGGGTGAGCCTGTTGAGAAGGAAGAGGAAGTAGAAGATGCGTCCTGATTCAAGAATCCCCGGAGCAAATTTACTGTCCGATACACGGCACTATGCTTGGCACAGACCGCCGGATATTGTGGATTATGATCAGGCCGTAGACTTTATGATCCAGAAGATTGACGATCCGTATGAGACGCAGATGGTCACGGCAATGCTTCAGATCGATGCCCAGATTTCTACAATCGTATCCAACTTATTACTCCAAGCAGTATCAACAGGAAGGTTTGGTATTGACCTCGCCCTACTGATTGCGGGGCCACTGGCACGATACGTTGAGATCATTGCTAAGAACGCCGACATTCCTTACGAGATGGGTATCAGAGATAAGGACGAAATTGTTATCACTCCTACACTCTTAAAACAGGCGCTAGGGATCGTAGAACCTACCGAAGATGAGCCTGAGATGCCAGAAGAAGAAACCCCTGCCCCAGAAGCGCCTACAGGCGGTCTGATGGCTATGCCTGATGATGCTATAGCTCCACAAGATGAGCAGATGGCTATGTTGGGCGGTGTTGAGGAAGAAGAAGAATTGGAGCCTGAAGATGAGCTTTCGTAGTGAAGCGGCTAATGTAAGAAGCAAACTTGCATCTGGAGCATTTGAAAGGGCCAACCCTGATCCCTATGGCTTCAAGGGATTTGCTGATCAAGTTACCTTTGGTATTCGTGCTGAGGCAGAAAAACGCCGTCAAGAAGAACTCATGGAGAAGAAGGAAGAGTTTGCACGTAAGAGAGCGGCTGCTGCTAAACAGGAAGCTAAAGAAGCAGCAGACAAGAAGCTACGAGGGTATATTACTACGGCACTACAGGCTAAAGTAGGCGGCTATGGTGCTAATTTAACAGACAAAGCTGGTTTGCAGACTATGACTGACCAGATTTATAACTACGCCACTGACTCTGGGGTTACTAGTTATTCTCAGGTTGAGGCACTGGTTGGTAATATCAACAATACTGCATTTGATAAGCTGTTTGCTTCAGTCGATCAGGCGGCTAATCTAGATAGTCTTCCTACCGATGGGTCAGAGGCAGAACCTACTGTTGAAAGTGAAGAGCCTTCTGCTACACAAACAGAAGCTGCTCTTAATGAATCCTCTTCTGTAAGTACTGATATAGCTACTGCTGCTGAATCCGTCACTCAACAGACTGATAGGCTCTTTGGTAATCCTGATACTACAAAGTTAGATGGCCTAAATGAAGGCACTTGGGAGACTGAGGTTGCCCGTCTTGAAAACCTTAAGGCTACGCAGCCTAACAGGGCAGCATTCCTTGATGGAGAGATTAACAAGATACGTGACT